ACGGGTTGACGGATGCCGATCTTGAACTCTTAATATACTTAGACTGCAAGAAACGGTTTACAAGACAAGAATTTATTGATGGTACTTACACCATGAGCTGGGATAAAACCCGGTGGGATAAACTAAGAAAACTAGGCTGGATAGAGGTCTGGCGTCATCGAAATCGAACTACGATTAAATACAGCGTCTTCAAAACCTCTTTTAAATGCAGCCAACTTATAAGTAGAATATACCGCGTACTGCTCGGTGAAGAAGATCTACCAGTATCAGATCGCAGTGTATTCTATAATAACAAATCATATACAGATAAAGTGTTTAATAAAGCTATAGACGATATGATTAAAGACTCTGATAGATAATATGGGATTTAAGATGAAAGGCATGTCTTTCGGTAACGAAGACAAAAAAGAAGTACGTAGAGAAAACAAGCAAGTAAGAAGGCTTAAGCGTCTTAGAAAGCTTGAGGGTAAAGGTAAGACTGACTCTAAACGATACAGTAAGCTAAAAGACAAAGTGTATAATCCTTTCCCTAATAAATAGATATACTATGGCGTTTAAGATGAAAAACAAAGATCTAGGAAGATCAACTAAAATAGCTGGAGAGTCTGCCGCTAGAATGAAGCAGTCTCCTATGAAGTTCGACTACAGTGGATTTTTAGATAAAGCTGGTACTGCTCTAACAGGAGCTGGTATGATACCTATTGTAGGTAATTTTGCTGACGCTGCAAATACTGCTTTGTCTGCCGGTAGAGCTGGATACGCTAAATATAAAGGTGATGATGCCGGTGCTAAAAGACATGCGGCTGACGCAGCTATAAATGCCGCAGCTATGATACCAGGCGCAGGCCTTGCTGTTGGAGGAGCTAAGCTAGCAGCCAAAGGAGCTAAAGCTATAAAAGGTGCCGATGCTGTTTCTGACGTAGCTAAACTTACTAAGACTCAAAAAGCAGTTGGTAAAACAGGTGAGGTAGTTGCTAAAAAAGGAGCTAAAGCTACTGCTAAAAAAGCAGTTAAAGATACAGTTAAGCAAGCACCTAAGAATTTAGCTAAAAACGAAGCAACTACTAAAGCTAAAGAAGCTGCTAACAAGCCTAAGGACAAAAAGCCTATAGCTATAAAAACTAACAAACCTAAAAAACAAAAGGTAGCATAATGGGTTTCAAACTAGGTAAAGAAAGTAGGCAAATAAGAACATCTAAAAGTACACCTATATTTAGGAAGAAACTAGACAAAGGTATTGTTGCAGAAGCTAACTTAGACGGATCTATATTTATAAATAAAAATGTAAAGCCTGGTAGCGCTCTTGAAAAAAGAGCTGTACGCCACGAGCAAAAACATCTTGACGATATGAAAGATCCTAAGATAAAATTATCTTACGGAGATGACTATGTTAGATTTAAAGGTAAGACATATCCAAGAAAAGATGGTAAAATAAAGTATAACGGCAAATGGTCTGAAGAAGGAAGCATGGACTTTCCTTGGGAGCAAAGAGCAAAAAAAGCAGAATAGATATGGCATTTAAAATGAAAAACGCCTCAATGGCAAAGATGGTTAAAGAAGCTGGAAACAATAGAGTTTCGCCCATGAAAAAAGATAAACTTCCAACTCCCGAAGAAGACAAAGCGTTGTTAGCTAAACTTCAAAAAGAAAAAAATCTGTCAACTGAAACAGAAGGGCCGTTTGCTGAAAAAAACAAGAAGCAGCTAAAAAAAGTTAGAAAAGCTTATACTAGAGAAGTTAATAGAGACGTCGAAGCTATGTCTAGAAAAGAGGCTAGGCAAGAAGTTAGAGCGGATAGAAAAGAAGGTAGAGCTGAAAGAAAAGCTTACAAGAAAAACGTTAAAAGAAATATGGGCGGAGCTTTTGCTGGTGGAGCAGAAAGTAAAAGTGCTGGAAAAAACGTACCTGGAGCGTTTTCTTCTAAAAAGAAAAAGAAATCATATTTGGCAGCTAAAAAATACAAAGAGTTTGACAATTTCGTTGCTGGCGTTAGCAAAACTAAAAAAAGAAAGCCTGGAAGTGAAGAAAAATAAAAAAAAACGATATGGCATTTAAAATGAAGAACGAAGGGATTAAAAAAATTGTTGGCGAGCTTAGAAAAGCTAGCAAAACGCACGCTGGTCAAGCAGACAGATTAGAGAGTATGTCGGCTATGAAAATGAAAAAAGAAGACAAGCAAGTGCCGTTATCAGCTTATGAAAAAAAGAAAGGTACAGAGATTACAGGAGGAAACAAAGCTGAAAGAATAAACGATCTTGAAGATAGAATTGAATTTTTGCAGTCAGACTTAAAAGAAGGTAAAGGTGACATTACTCAATTAAAAATATTAAGAGCTAAATTAGCTCAACTAAAAAAATCATGATAAGCAATTTAGTAGGAGGATTATTCGGCAAAGTCTTAGATAACGCAGAGGGTATACTTGATAAAGTAATCACAACTGATAAAGAGAGAGACGAAGCTAAACTAGCATTAAAATCAATAATGCTTGAAGCAGAACGTGAAGCTTTTGCAAAAGAAGTTGAAGATCGCAAGTCTGCACGTGATATGTATAAAGACGATGCTATTATTCAAAAAGTATTAGCAACGTTATTTACAGTAGCATATTTTGGTATTACATTCGTAATGTTTAATTACTTTGTTACTAAAAGCTTAGAGCTAGGCGAATTTGAGATTAGCTTTATATCAACAATATTTGGCGCTATGAGCGCTAAGGTAAATACAATAATAGACTTCTTCTTCGGTGGAAGTTCAAAGAAAAACGAACAAACAAACAAATAAAATTATGGGAATCAATTCAACAGCTACAGCTTATAACTTCGGACAACTAGGTAGCGGGCACATAAAAGCTACTAATGTAGAGTTATTTGCTCCTACAGGAAAAGTTATAGTAGCTATAACAATGCTAGAAGCTATGAAATTTACTAAGCTAATAGCAGACGCTTCTTACATAGCAAACGGTAGCGCTACGGTAGATGATGGTGTATCTTTTATAGGTACTGGAACTCAGTTTTTAGCTAACGGTGAAGATGATGATGGGGACGCTGTAACATCAGCGGCAATAGCAAACACCGTAGAGTTTCCAGCTGGATTAACTATATACGGTAGATGGACAAGTCTTCAGCTAGTAGATCTTGCGGGTAGCGACAACACGAACACTCATGGCGTAATTGTATACTACGGTCACTAATGGCATTAGGCAACGCAAATACATCAGCACAGTCTAGAGGTAAAAACAAGTCTATACTAGTAAGAAGAAGAAAAGAAGTAGTTCTAGCTAAAACGTATGGTTCTATTTCTGGAACAACAGTTCAAGCTAGAGCTGCTTGCGATACTAGAGACTCTCTTAGTGAGACATACTACCACAATGGTAGTGGTTCAACTCCTAGGGTTAACGATAAGGTTTACATATCAAGAAGAGCTGACGACAGAAGAGGTGCATTGCAAGACGGTTTTTACAAAGTTACTGCTGATAGTAGAACTTTCGTAAGTATACAAATAACAAGCGGGGTGGTTGCAGCCGTAGAAAACTGCAGATAATAAACAATTAACTTAAATTAAATTAAATAATGGCAAAAAGAAAGACACCCAAGGTCAAAGACCTTAGGCCAGAAGCAATTAGCAAAGATCAATTAGCTAAAATGCAAAACGTAGTAAAAGCAATAAACCAAGGACAAAGTAAAATTGGTATGCTTGAATCGCAGAAGCACGAACTACTACACGAAGTCATGCAACTTCAAGGTATGATTGGTCAAATACAAAAAGAAATAAAAGAAGAGTACGGCGACGTTGATATAAACATTAGCGACGGATCAATTAAATATAATAAAAATGAGCAAGTTAATTCGTAAAATTACAATAGGTAAAGATTATAAAATAGATGCTATGCATTATTCTGTAGGCCAAGAGGTTTATGGAGGACATACTATCTGCGACATAGTTGAAGAGAAAGACAAGTACAGTATATATATAAAGAAAAACAAAGACGTTATGCCTTGGAAAGACTTTAATAAAAATATGGCTGTTTCTGTTGAGTACAACCTAGAGTATTAATGAAATCACCATACAACTACATAATAAAGCCTAACGGCAATAGATACAACAACTCTGTAAAAGTTGGTAACAAGAGTCTAATTACTAATACGGATATATTTGATCACAAGCATGTAAATAGAGAGGCTAAAGTTTTAGCTACACCTAAAGCTATTGATACTAATATAAAAGAAGATGACACTGTTATTGTTCATCACAACGTGTTTAGAAGATGGAACGATGCTAGCGGCAAAGAACGCAACAGTAAAAGCTTTTACAAAGAAGATATGTACTTCGTAAGTGAAGATCAAATATTTGCTTACAAGCAAGAAAACAAATGGAAGCCAATGAAAGGGTTTTGTTTTGTTAAACCTATTAAATCAAAGGATAATTTTACTCAAGATGTAGAAAAGCCTTTAGTAGGAATAATTAAATACTCTGACGGATCTCAAGACGTTGGTGATCTAGTAGGATTTACCCCTAACTCAGAGTATGAGTTTGTTATCGACGGAGAAAGACTATATAGAGTATACTCTAAATTTATTACAATTAAATATGAATATCAAGGAGACGAAGAAGAATATAATCCAAGCTGGACATAAAGCCGTTGAAGAACTTATCAAAGTTGCAAAAGAAGCTATTATTGATAGTGATGATGACATTACTGCCGATAGACTTAAGAACGCTGCTGCTACAAAAAAGCTCGCTATCTTCGATGCCTTTGAGATACTTAATCGTATACAAGAAGAACAGGCTTTGCTTGAGGGTAAGGTTGTTGAAGAGAAGAAAGAGAAAGTTTTTAAGGGCTTTGCCGAAGGTAGATCTAAATAATGTACGAACAAAGTTTATACGAAATAATAGAACCAGTTAAGAGAACTACCATAAGTAGACTTAACAAAGGTAAGAAGTGGAAGCGTGGCTACAACAAAGAGCATGACGTTGTAGTTCTTAGTAGTACTGGCCAAATAGGTGAGATATACAACATACAAGGGCTGCATATAGCTTTGCCTAAAGTGCCAAAAGATATACATTCAAACAAAAATAAAAAGTGGGAGCAACTAGAAAAGCCCGATGTACTTAAGAAGATAAAAACTATATTTGACTGGAAAGCATATCCAGAGGAACAAAAAGAACAGTGGCACGAATATATAGATGAAGAGTTTAATAGACGTGAAGAGGGATTTTGGTTCAACAACAATGGTAAGCCAACTTATATAACAGGAACGCATTATATGTATTTACAGTGGAGCAAAATCGACGTTGGTGCTCCAGACTTTCGTGAAGCAAATAGATTATTCTTTATATTTTGGGAAGCTTGCAAAGTTGATTCAAGATGTTATGGTATGTGCTACTTGAAAAACAGACGTAGTGGTTTTTCTTTTATGAGCTCTGCCGAAACAGTTAACTTAGCTACTATTTCAAGTGACTCTAGATATGGTATACTATCTAAAAGTGGTGCTGATGCTAAGAAGATGTTTACAGACAAGGTTGTACCTATATCTATAAACTACCCTTTTTTCTTCAAGCCAATACAAGATGGTATGGATAGACCTAAGTCTGAGCTAGCATACCGTGTCCCTGCAAGTAAATTTACTCGTAAGAAAATAGACACTAACGAAAAGCTAGAAGAGATAAAAGGTTTAGATACTACGATTGACTGGAAGAACACAGGGGACAACAGTTATGATGGTGAAAAGCTTTCACTACTAGTACACGATGAG